GGCTTTGCGTAGGTAAGCTCTACGTACTGACCAGTATTGAATGGCGGAAGGAGTTCAAAACCTTTACAACTGGAGAAAAGACAACCCGTGAATTTTTCGATTTTACGGTAAAACTCTCGGGTGTCTTCTTCGTTGAGTCTGCAGTAACTATTGACGGAAATCTTACACTTTTCGCCATCCGAGGTCTTGGGGCATTCCTTTATACTCTGGATGTCTGAATAACTGTCCTCAAAAACTTCCACCAGCGGGATAAAAGTGTTATAATCATCATTGTTTACCTTATCGACAATAAAGAATGGGCCGTCGTATTCGTAAGGACGTCTCACTACCGTGCCCTTGCGCCACGTCAGCACGTCCCATTTCGCTTTACTTGGATTAGGATGTATCACACAGTCGGAACCTAAAAGGTCTGAGATTTCGATGTTTCCTACTTTGAGTTTCAGACAGCCCTCCTTATTGAACGTAAGGTAGGCGGTCTTTGGGTCGGCTTCTTTATCGGCGATGGCACAGAAAATCTCGTCATCCGTCACGTCTATCAACGTCATCCAACCGCACAGGTCGCACCACAATTGCATTCCTACCCTGCCGTATTGAAACAGAACCTCCTTCACGTTTTCTAAATTTCTCTGGCTCATAATATATACATTTAACAAATTGATTAAACATTCTGTTCTCTTTACTTGTCGCTGTCCGAACATGAGCACCAGCCCACGAGTTTTAGTTCTATTTCATCACTCATCGGCAGGCAAGCTGACCTTTGCCTCTGCCATTCTGTTCTTGCAGATCACACCAAGGCCTTCAATGACACCCAGGAATGAGCTACATTCCTGACAATAAGCATAGCCAATCATGGCACTAATGTTTTGTTGTATGGGCATTTCTCCCCCTTTATCGCATAGAGTTTTTTGTCCTCCACAAAGTAGTGAAATTCTTTTGCAATCCTCTTCAGCTTCACATTTTCCAATTCCGTTTCATTACAACGGTCGCGCATCTGCTGCATCTCTTCCTGCGTCTGCTTCGACGGGGCTTCCACTTGTGGCGCATCCTTACTGCTCAACTGTTGCACTACGTCATTGTAGTCGGCCGTGAGTTGATGCACGCGCTGCTCAAGTTCTCCGTTCTTTCTTTCCAGTTCGTCGCAATGATCACGCATCTTCAGCATCTCGCCAAGCGTCTGCTTTGACGAGTCGCGGCAGTATGAGATCACGTTCTGGGCCAAGAACGATACGAACAAGAACCAGACGGCAGTCTATCATCAGGCCATTCAGGATTTCGAGGCTCTGTATCCGAATATCAGCGTCAATATGAAGCTGTATACGGATTACACGAAAATCTACAACGACGT